CTAGGTGGTATACGCAAGTTCCAAACCGAGCTAGACGTTTGGTTGACCGGATGAGGTCTTTGGCTGAATAGAAAGCTCATAGCCCATCGTTTCTAAAACTTTGTTAAAGTTAGCAAGGGTGGGCTGTCTCTGTCTAGCTTCCCAAGTATATACAGTAATAACACTCACCCCTGTGTCATCGGTTACTTGTCGTTGGCTTAAACCAGACTTTTTTCGTATATGTTTAAATTCGTCAATTAAATCAGCCATTTTTTCCAATCTTCTCCGAGAACCTGCGTTGCTATATTAATCTTTTTTCTTAAAGCAGTAACGATCTTTTCGTCAACTGTTTTTTCAGCAACTAAGTCTATATAAGTTACAGAAAAGTTTTGACCTATTCTGTGCGCTCTATCTTCAGATTGCAACCTTACTTCAAGATCATAGCTATTACTATAATAAACTACAGTATTTGCTGAAGTAAGCGTGAGGCCGTATCCACCTGTTCTAGGCTGTCCTACGAAGAACCTTAGATCTTTATCATCTTGAAATCTATCAACAATATTTTGTCTTTCTTCTCCAGGAGTATCCCCGAAATAAGAAGCTACGGACTCTGTTCCATAAACCTTGGCTATCTCTTTTTCAATAGCCATAATATCGTGTCTATAGTTTGCCCAGATAATTGCTTTACCGTTTACTTCTTCAAGGATAGATAACAACTCAGACATACGAGTATTCTTTATCTCTACGGTATCCCCCTCGTCTGTATTAACGAATCCGCAACTAACTTGGTGAAGCCGTAGAAGCTGAGTAATCACTGCATTAGCCGATACCATTTCCATACCATCTAAAAGGGCTACTGCATTCTTCTTTAGCTGATTATAGATTTTCTTTTGCTCGGGTGTTAACTCTATAGATCGTTTTATATAGTTCTTTTCAGGAAGATCTAAACATTCTTCTTTAGTAACCCTATATGAAAAGGGTTGAATAGATTTAGTTAACTCGTCTAAGTTTCTAAAACCAAGGATCTGTTGATAACTATGAGACCCCGTAGTTCTTCTGACCATATCTGCGTATCGGCTACAAAAGGTATAATAAGATCTAAACCCTAGAAGCTCTTCATGAAGAAACAGAAACTGAGAAAACAAGTCTAGAGGTGATTTAGTAATCGGAGACCCTGTCAATATTCTTTTATAATTGGCTAACTTAGCTACTCGTATAGCAGCTTTAGTTCTTTTCGCCTTATGGTTTTTAATAACCGTAGATTCATCAATAGCAATAAGGGTTTTACCTTGATGGCTTCTAATAAACTTACTTACAACTTCTTCTGCTTTGCCTCCTGACAACGCCTCTATATTTACAACAAGGATATGAAGGTCATGATTTGGAGACCATATCGCTCGTATCGCATCTTTATGCGCTACTGAAAGAGGCGATGCCCAATAAGCTACATTACATTCTATATGCTCGGGCATATGAGCAGGAATCTCTTTCCCGACCCAGTTTTTATACACTCCTTTTGGAGCCATTATAACTGCCGAGTCTATTCTACCCGCATCGTAAAGTGCAGCTATCGTGTCTATTAAGACTTTTGATTTACCTGTTCCCATGTCCATTAACAAAGCGAACTCGTCTTTCATCCAAGAAACTTCGAGAGCTTTTAGTTGATGTGCATAGGGTTTCGTTTTAAATTTAAAACCCATTACTTTCTCCTATCTTTCTGAAGTTACTTATACTAAAGTATATCCAGTTGGTAAAGCTAAGAAAGGTAGAAAGTAATGGAGTATTCTCGAAGTGAAGCGGTTTACAATCACCGTATGGCCGGACGTATCCGTAGGTTACATATAAAACCTATGAACGGAGACGAACAAAATATAGCGGCTCATAGTTGGGGTGTAGCTATGATTTTATTAGATCTTTTTCCATCTGTATCAAGAAACTGTTTAGTATTCGCTCTTCGTCACGATGTTCCTGAAATAGTGACAGGCGATATTCCGGCTAATGTAAAATGGGAACATCCTCCACTTCAGAATACTTTAGAATGGATAGAAAAAGGGTTTTTAGAAAAAATGGGCTGGCCTACAGAACATGAAGGCACTGTTCACTGGGATAGAGAAAAGACATATATACGAATAGCAGACCGTGTTGAACTTTTGTTTTATTGTTTAGAACAAATCTATATGGGCAATCTATTATTAATGGATGTTTTTGAAAATGTTCGTGAGAAACTAAACGATGATTTGCGAAAACTTGATCCTTCACAAGCAGTAGATGTGCAGGAATATATAAAAGCCTATAGTGGTTTTCTAGCAGATAAATTCTCTAAAAATTATAAAGTGCCTTGCGACGTCTTATCTATCTCATAATGTCATAACTAATCTCAT